TTATCCGGGATGAAGTTGGTGGCGTAAGCGTCCACGGAATTACCGTGCTTTTCCGGGATTTCTTGGAGAAACTCTTTCAAGTAGCCGTACTTGTCTTCAACTCGATATACAAAATTAGGGTTCAGGATTTTAAGACGTTGGATGCCTGCTTCTATATCGTTCAAATCCACGACATTTTCCACAAAACAATCACCGTACTTGGCAACGTTCCTAACAATGTCCCAAACATACTTCGAGAGTCTGGTGTTTTTTAGGAAGCGTGCTACCTCTTTTTTGACGAGGTCATTTTCAGTATTAAGCTCAAACATTTCCTGTTTGGTGTTTTCTTGCGTTGAATCGTCTGAGTAAATATCAAGAGCTGCGCCTACCTCAGGCTCCTCATCCATTTTTTCATAATCTTTGTACCTGCGCCTACGTTCCTGCTCCACACGAGGCATAACGACTGCCCCCCGCTGTTTCCCGTAGCCGCCCGCGTAATCGTCAAATGATTCCTCAGCGGGCGTTTTGGCATCTCCCGCCATAGGAGGAACCGAAGAAGGTCGCCCCCTCCTTGTTTTATCGCCAAATACCTTACTCCAAAAAGCAAAAAACCGCCCCCGGTACCCAGGGGAGTCTTTTCCGTATAGATGGGGTTGGGGGAATTCAGTAGCCCCTATATTCTCATCTAGCTTATCAGTCTTTACATTTTCATCCATTGGTGATAGTCTTTAACCTCTTCGTCCTGTGAATATTTAGTGCCTATAACCGGCATTGCCTGGGATTTATCCTTGTTATCAGAAGTTAAGGGTTCCGGACTTCCTCGATAAATATCATCCATTGCATTTGCAGCTAAAGCAAGACTCATTACCAGATCATCAGTATACCCTTCATCAGCCTCTACTTTACCAGTATCTTCCCTTATAATAAAAGTAAATAATTCATCTAACGTACGTGAAGAATTTAGTTTTATTTTACCTTTCCTAAGACAATCCTCTAAATCTGTCAAAACTACCTCCCGAGTCTTAGTAGTTAACATTACTCCAAACTCACCCTTATCGTCCATAATAAGATTGTCGTATTCCAACACATCCCATAACTGCTCAATCAAAGCCATACCCAAACCGTTACGCTCTACTTGCACATAAGCCGTATTATATCGATACCCCTCTTGCTTAATTATTTCTGCAAACTTACTAATGGGAGTAACATTAGAATAAAACTCTGCTACTTGTTCTCCGTTATACAAATTAATAATGTGGAATGCTGAATTGTCCCTTTCCCTGCCGTAAGAAGCATCTACGGCAAGTAAGTAATTATAATAAGGTTTCGGTTCCTCCCACACGCGCATTCTGTGTGTATACTTCGATACCCAATCCTCAGACACCGTATCCTTTATTACCCCCAAAGTATGACGGTCGATAAAAGTATCACCCGTCCCTAAGAACTCGCACTCGTATTCTTGTAACCACGCCTTATCCGACATGTTGGGCCGCGTTTCATCGTACCACTCTGGAGTGTACCAAGGATGTTCCGTCCATTCAATGTCTACGATGTGGAATTTATTATTGCCTTCACTAGCATCCCTGTACAACTCATAGTACAAGTTACTCATACCGTTAACTGTGGAAATAATGCACGCCGCCCCTCCCGTACTAATAGTAGGATAAATAGCCATCCAAAACTCCCGCATCTTATCAACGAAAGCAGCCTCATCTACAATAAGTAAAGATACTGATTCACCACGACCAGCCCCTGCGGGTTGGGACTTAATTTTTGATCCAGTGGATAACTTTAAAGTATGTTTATTGCGTTCTTCCTCTATTGGCTGCAACCATTTAGGCAAGTCATCGAACATCATCACTACGCGCTCAAGAAAAGCACGAGACTCTCTGTCGCCAATAGAAACAACCATAACATTTTTATGATCCTGGAAAATAATAGTCCACAAAGAATATGCAGCCGCAAGGGTAGTAATCCCCGCCTGACGAAACTTTCTTACAAGACTAAAACGATTACCGTTAATCTCATGAATCATGCGTTCCTGGAAGGGGAACAGTTTAAAGGGAACAATTCCTTGTATTGGATGAACTACATTAACATAGTTGTTAATGAAGTATGCAGGGTCTTTTGAGCATAATTCCAATTCCTTTAGTATTTCATCTCTGTTCACGCTATTATATAGCATGGGACGCTATGTTATTATACCAACGCGGTATTCAAAAAAAGACTGCGAAGACAGGACTACCCAAGTAGGGGCACTAAACCAGTATTTGAAAGATGCGGGGTGGGAAGTTCATTTCGTTAAAGATGCGCCTTCAATGTTGGAAGCTTATGAATCAGGTGTTGAGGAGTGCGGTCTGGATCCCGAAGACAGGGTTATCTTTTGTCATGACGATATTGAAATTCTACTGAAACATGATGTATTTAACGATCTTTTAGAAAAAGAGTTGAGCAGCCCGAATATTGGATTTGTTGGCGTGGCAGGTTGTACATCCCTGGGACGCCGTTCAAAGACTGCTAATTGGTGGGCAAATTCAGTGGGGGAGGATCACTACCTCAATGCAGGAGGGGTCGTGTTTCACGGAAATTCTTCAAAAGAAATGTCTCCAATATGGTACGGAAAACGAGAGCGTGCTATCCTCATGGACGGATTGTTTTTAGCCACTACCGGAAAAGTCGCAAATTCTATAAGCTTTAAAAAGCCAAGTGTGCTTAAAAGCAATTGGCATATGTATGATGCCTTCATGACGTTTCAAACATATAGAAAGGAACTGCATAATGTAATAGCCCCGATAATACTAAGACATGCATCGGGAGGGGGTTACACCAACGAACACTACGATCATGATTCTAAGATGTTTATGGCACTCTTCGATAGAGAACTACCTGCTGAACTCCCCGTCATAGATAAGCTCCCATAAAATCTTTTTCTCGTTTTTCTCGTCCCAAATCTTATCTATAAATGCCTTGTATTTTTTATCGGTTTTTTTGCTGTACATAAACACTAAGGCAGTTGAAACATTGCTCATGAACTCTATGGATTCTTCTAAGATGTCTTGAGCGTGCTTGGCATTATCGGGTTCCGCATCGTGGATAATGATAAAACTCTTTGCTTTCTCTGTAGCACGCTTAACACACATTTTGTCTAGCTTGGTAATGCCGTTGTAAAATCCTGGGTAAGGAGATACTAGGATATACGGTATTTTTGCTGCCATGCAAATAAGAGGAACTACAGAGGCTGTGCCTTTTGTAGGCATGATATAAACTAATTCCGGCTGAATTTGTGAGAAAAAATCCACGACGGAATTTACAGCCCGATCTCTCTTAACCAGGGAAGAACCTTTCCCCCACTTAGGAAAAAGAGTATCTCCAAAAACGGATAACGTTTTTTGCTCCACGGGTCATGCACACTCTTCGGTGAAGTTAATCGCCCATCGAATAATTAGTGTGAAAGACGAATCTTTTTTTATCGTGCTAAACTGCCTGTAAGCCGCCAGTAAGTTCCCAGGGTCAAAAACAACCTCATCCTCTGGTGGTGTAGGCTCGGACCCAGCATCAGAGCCGCCAAGGGTTTTTACATCTCCTGTAGATCCAATGTTCCCTTTTTCTATTTTAGTCTTCATGTAAGGGTTATTAACAAACAACCCTATTTCATCTAAATCGTGGCCGTTGGCTGTTTCCTCGTCAAGTACAATAACTGACATGAGACTAGACCCTACAACACTTTGATGTCCTATTCTCGCTACGGTTTGTCTTTCTAGTGCAGTGTCCTCTTCTGAGTAGATCATGTGATCCTCATCTTCTAGAATAGTAGTTTGCCCAACACCCCCATACTGGTGTCTGCCAAGCGGGTTCCCCAAAATAACAACAGAGGAAGATTCAGTAACCGAAGAGGCTCCCGTACCTACTTGCATGTGAGTTATTTGGTACGGCCATACATTACACTCATCCCCATCGAAATGTGGTACACCAGTGCTGTGATCGCAAGGGTCTCTTATTTCTTCTAAATTAGCCATTATTTCCCCTTTTTATTATTACAAAATTTTTCCACAAAAGCCCCATGTCCTGTTCCTGGATTTCCTAGAGGGGTTTTACACTCAGGATCATCTATTCCCTCACCCCCCACAGCATAACCCCCCTGAACCCAGCCACAATATTTTTTTGGTTTTCCAACACCATGTCTCAAGAGTCCTCTTATAAAAACACACTTGTTTGTTATCGCCCCCTCAGCGGCAGCAACTCCCATAGTACCCCCGCTTGCCTTCCTATGTATATTCCATATATCCCATAACTCACCCATAATATTTAAAGATGCGTTATTATGCTCATGGGCACCTTTCTTTGCTGCTGATTGTTGTAACTCTTTAAGAGTA